AGTTTAACGGGGTTACTCGCCTCGTAGGCAGCCAGTGCCACCTTTTTGATTGTTTCAATAATTCCACTGCTCATGTCGTAAACTCCGTTGTACCACCCAAAGTTAAATCCATACGATACTCTCCTTTTTTGAAGGTGTGTGTAGCCTTTTCGATGAGCATATAATTGTTGAGTTTGGTGTCACCCAAATCTAACTGAACGATAACACTCGCCCCAGCTCTACACCGATAATCGCCAAAGGTGTTTTTAACTTTGAGTTCTCTATGTTTTCGATTGTAAACTTTGAGCATTTTCTTCACCCTGTCAGTGGCATTTGTGGGATTCTTGATGCTCTCAGTAAGTCTCAATCGACCCCATTTACCAAGATTGGTTTCGTCAACCGCGTGGTAATACTCTCGCTTGTTGGTTTCATCGTTGTCATAATATAACTCGATTTCGTTATAAGTTTCTTCATCAATGGTCGAAGTGTAATCAAAATCCTCAGCCACCGAACTGTTAATAACGAGATCAAGTTTCATGTTGTTGGCATCACGCAAACAAATTTTGCCGTTATCGGCATATAACACATACAGGTTGGTCGTGCTTATGAGCGTTTGATCCAAGGCGTTTTGGATGATGTCAAATAAAGTTTGGTCGTCCTCAATTCGTTCACCAATGACATAACTGGTGTCTTCAATCGTGCCGAGACTGAGTTTATAGTCACGGGCGATCATCTTCACCACATCACTGGCTTTTTTCTTGGTATAGACATAGGTTGCTTTATTTTTGAAATATCGTAACGGATCATACGCGGTAATCTCAATCCAGCCATCCTTACTTCTCTTTTTAGTAAAGATATATCCACTGAATAAGACCACCCAGCCCGTTTTGTCATCACGATACCTCAGCGCAACGACATCACCCTCTTGGAACTCCACGCCGATATTTTTGTCTTTGTAGACTTTGAATGTGAGTTTGCCGGGCGAACCTTGTCTGTCAGTCTCCCACTTAACTCCATCCTCAACCACGGGAGTTACAAGTTCATAGCCGTCACCTGTTTTTCGTTTGATGATTACGCTGAATTCACCATTGAAATTCTGATTGATAGTTGTGTAATTTGCCAAAACTATTTCACCTCCAATGGTTGTTAGGTTGTCGCGGGAATTCGTAACTCCGTACCGGGATAAATCCACCATCCCTTACTGGAACTACGCTTACCCTGTTTTTTCGCGGTATTTTCAATAACGGTTTTGTTGGCATTGTAAATGGTCTCCCATTTTGAACCAGTGCCGTAAAACTTTCGGGAGATGTTCCAGAGATTGTCTCCCTTTTTAACCGTGTAGTTCTTTGTGGTAGTTGCGGGTTTTGTCACCGTCTGGACGGGGGTTTTATTAACCACAACCTTCTTGACAGTGCCGAAAGAAAGATATTCTTTGAACTTTAACGAAACCGTTACATCATAGGCATTTTCAGCATCTTCTTTTAATGTGTAGCCCTCTAAACTGACAGTTAATACGGTACTCTCAAAGTCCTTAACAGTACCACCGATACCAGTTGCCCCTTTCAAAGTTGGGTTTGGTCTGGTGATGACCAGTTTGGTGGGTGTTCTGTCCACCATCAGCTTTTCAAAATAGTCGGTATAAGTTTTAGAAGAAATTAGTTTGTTGGCAAATGCGTATTGTCTACCCCTCGGTAACTCAACATCAAACTCGATTTCCGTTAGTTTAGGATTTTTCAAGATATTGATCTCGTTACCATTGATTAAATTCACCGTTTGGTTGTTAGAACCAATGGTAACTTTGAGTTCTGAGGGGGCGTAGGGCAATTCCAAATCGCCTACGAAAAAATGATAACCTTTATAAGCCATTCATACGCCCCCTTTACTTTAGTAGTGGACACCGTTAGCCACGCTTGTCATTTCAGACCTTAATACATCGGACAAGTATTCGACGATACCATCCAAGTCTCGATCACCATTGACAGTATTATTGTTTGTCATGTCGATCTTGATCTCGGCTGTCGTGAACTCGTTTCGCCACTCCATTTCGGCAATCTTACGCAGATATTCAAAATCATCGTCGGTTAAATCCATCTTGTCGTTGATGTCATCGGTTGTGCCATTGAGTTCATCCAAACCTTTGAGAATATCATCATTCGCACCAGATGGATCATAGGCATCACCTAAACCAAGAGCGGGATCATTGGGGTCGGGAAGTCCACCAAGTTCGACTCCACTGAGCGCACTGGTGATTCCAGAAATCTTGTTCTTGATGTTTGAACCCCATTCGCCAACCTTATTTTGAATATTGTCACCGATCTGCGCTCCCTTGTTATAGGCTTCACCCAAATCTTTGTACTCAAAGGTGTTCATACCACTCGACCATGCGTCACCGAGGTCTTTATATTGATATGTGTTCATCCCGCTATTCCAAGCGTCCGACACGCTCACATAGTCCTTCATTTTAGAATCGTGAGCATCTGCCTTGCTACGGATACTTGCCGTAAAGTCCTCATAGTTGAAGGACTTACCGAAAAGTTCAGCGATTTTAGAAATTGGCTTTGATAACCAATCGAGTCCTTCCATACAACTCGCAACAAAATTCCAAAAGCCAGATAATGCACCATGCCAAGCGTTATTAAACGCTACACCAATGTTCGTACAAATTGCACCAATGGAGTTACCTAAAGCGATTGCGACATTGCCAATACCAGCAATGGCGTTATGTCCAGCGGCCAGAACCCAGTTCCAACAGGCAACAAAGAAGTTCGCAATGCCCATACCGATGTTGTAACAAACTGCACCGAGCCAGTACACTGCACCAACGATTTTATCAGCAAATGCAAGGAACAGTGCAACCAGTGCGATGACCAATGCGACCCATAACAACCACCACATTTGGGTGACAACTGCAATGAGGGCGATTGCTACCGCGACCATTAACAAAGCATAGACAATAAATTCACAACCCGAAACGGCGGTGTTTGCTAACCACACGATGGCAGACACTAAGAGACCAATGGTTAAGTATATTAAGACCATCTGCCAATGTACTGCAATCCAAGCGGCAATCTGTACCAAAGCACCCACCACGGTCACTACCGCCCAACGAATGATGAGTGAGATTATAATGCCAATAACCCCGATTACAATGTATTTAAGCCAATTCCAGTTTTCAGAACACCAGTTGAAGAACGAACCGAAAATCGAAATCACCCACCACAGGATGTTACCCAACACGACAAGAGCAACGCCGATTCCTTCAATGAAGCGTTGACCAGCGTCACTGTTAAGCACATCGTTGAGTTTCTGTAAAGTGGGTTCAAACGCCTTGGTTGCCATGTTCTTGATGTTGTCCCACGCTTGTGCGAAGGTCATCTCAGTGTTCTCAAAGGATTTGGTAATTTCGTCTTCCGCTCCCATGATGGCTGCGACAATGATGTCGGAAGTGATTACACCTTGGGATGCCATATCCTTTAAGGACTCCTCGGTGTTGAACACACCTTGGGCGAATTCCTCAATCTTCTTATAAGCAATAGGTGCGCCCTCACGCACAGAACGAAGTTCGTCACCTTGCAAGATACCCGAACCTAATGCCTGTACCAACTGGTACATAGAGGTGGCTTTCTCAGTCTCACTCGCTCCACCAATGGTGTACGCCTTAGACATGATCTCTTGGAATCGGATAGCGTTGTCGATGTTACCTTGGAAAGAGTCACCAGCCAACGCCATCGTTTTGGACACATTACCTAACATATCCGCATACGCAGAACGGCTTCGCTGGGCAGCGGCATACATTTTATCCAGCGACTCGGCGGTGAGTTTTGGATTACCACCTTCGATGTTATTAAGTCGGTTTTCAGCCGAGGTAATAATATCCGAGGTGTTTACTCCGAGTTTTAGGGTTTGTAGTCCCAAATAAGTACCAACCATAGCCTTCACTTTGGAAAGAAGTGAGCCAAAGGTGCGATTGGTAGATTTGACGGTGGAGTGTAACGCTTTTTGTTTCGTCCACCATGCGCTCACTCTCGCACTAATGTTATTTACCCTTGCCACGGTGATGGCCTTGGTAGCATTAAGTCTTTCAACCAGCATGGTCGTTCTTGCCGTTTGGGCGGCGAGGCGTTGTTCGGCGATCTGTGTTTTCACAGTTGCTTCATTTACCTTTTGACCAGCGACTGCGGACTTATTTTTTTGAGTAGTGAGCCTTTCTTCCGCTAACTTAGTTTTCAGAGTGGCTTGTTTTAATTTCTCTTGGGCAAGGATTGCTTTTTCGATCTTTTTCTCCAAGCCACTTGTTCCAGCGGGTTTATTTACGACCTCGTTAATCTTTTTAATTTTAGTGATTAACTTGTCGATTGTTTTATGGGCTTGACTCGCATCAAGCCTAACCTTTGCGGTTAATTGTTTATTAGGCAAATTTTTTCACCTACCTTTTACGAGGAGTCTTAGATTTCATCTTCTTCTCTTGTTCCTTTTCAGCGTCCGCTCTGATCTGGATGCAAGCCATGATGAATGCCTTTTCTTCCCTCGACATACTTAATAACATGGTAGGTTTCCAGTGGAATTTATGAAGACAATAGTAAGCCATGTTTGACTCACTATCGCCCTCAATAATTAGTTTTTTGCGTCATCCACCAGTTCGTCCATGCTCATATCGTAACCGTTGACCTCCATGACCTTGGCTTTGTACTCAATGTATTCGCCGGGCAGAAGCATCTTCTTCAGCAGAGCGTCGGCACTCTTAACGCCATAGGAGTCTTGAAGTTCGGCATCATTCAAATTAGGGTACACAGTACAGGCAACACACATCTTGCCAATGTACTTGTCGGAATCAGTTTCTTGGGTATATTGACCACGCTTGCCGGGAATGGGAACTTTCTTGGTACATTCCTTACGAAGTGCCTCGTCCAGATCGGAGTCGATAGCCTTAATCTCCCACTCAACGGGCTTGCCATCTACGGCAAAACGCTTGGATGCGACATACTTAACGCTCTCGCTCTTATCGACATTACCAGCCATGAATACTGCAAAATTAGACATAAAATAAATCCTCCCAACTTAATCATGTATAGATTTTTGATAAAATTAAAAGAGAAGATGACCAAATTAAGTCATCTTCTCTCATTGGTTATTTTAGAGCATACCGTTCATGGTATTGAACTTTTCGGGCAGTTCAAAACGCTCAACGGTAAAGTCCATGCTCTCGGTCAGAACATCATCGCTATCGGCATCAAAGGCAGCCAGAATGACCGAATCGAAGTTACAGTCATACAGGATGATGGTCTGTCTACCAATGTCGGACGCGGTAATGTCCTCGTTGGTAATCTGCATATCGAA